GCCAATCAGATGGCAGTTGGTGACGGGTGGTGACCCTAAATTTTCTCATCACGGGCGCAGGAATATGGTAGAGTGTTTGAGGGATGAGATACCTTTCAATTTGTTCTGGTTTAGGCGGTGCGGAACTGGCTTTTGGGCCATTAGGATGGGAGTGTGCTGCTGTAAGTGAGGTTGATCCTGTTCCATGTGCTCTTTTGGCAAAACGGTTTCCTATGGTGCCAAATTTAGGAGATTTCACAAAGATTGGAGTGGAGGATGTCGGAACAATCAACCTTCTGGTCGGAGGAACACCTTGCCAAGATTTCTCAGTCGCAGGATTGCGAGCAGGAATGGACGGAGATCGTGGTCAACTCACCATTGAATTCGCTCGACTTGCTGAAAGGCTCAGGCCCCGATGGTTGGTCTGGGAGAACGTCCCCGGCGTCCTGTCGATTGACGGAGGACGAGCGTTTGGAACCTTTCTCAGAATCTTGGGGAAATTCGGGTATGGGTTCGCTTACCGAATTCTTGACGCTCAATACTGCGGAGTACCACAGCGACGGCGTAGGGTCTTCGTTGTCGGATATCTTGGAGACTGGAGATATGCCGCAGCGGTACTTTTTGAGCGCCAAAGCATGTCAGGGTATCCTGCGCCGCGCCGAGAAAAGGGCAAAGGCGTTGCCGGATGCCTTAAGGGTGGCTCTGGTGAGCGTGGCTGGCCCGATCCCTCTGATGGAAACGGAGGAGGACTTATTGCAGGAACTTTGGGAGGAGGATATGGAGATAGAGGAAGAGATATTGACGGAGCAGGAGCATTTATTCCGTTCACGTCCAGTTCCCACGGAAGTTACGATGAAGGCGTAGGAACATTGCGTTCTAATGGTGGGGATATAGGGGGGGGCAGCGAGACAATCTTATCCCATGCGGTAACTTGCCACCACGCCAAGGGCGGATACCCTACAAGCGACAATTATGTAGTGACAGGGGGTTTCTTTGACGAACCAAAAGGATTCCAAAACACTGGACAGGGATGGTGGAACGAAGGCGATGTAGCTGGCACTGTGAGAACTCCTGACGGAAGCGATTCTCTGCAATCAACAGTTGTCGCTTTCGCCCAAAACTCAAGAGACGAGGTTAGGGTTATGGGAGAGGATGGAGAAATTGCTGGCTCGCTGTCGGCAGAGACAGGAACACATCAGACAACATATTTAGCCTTCCAATCAAATGCTGGTCGTGATTTTACATGCGACGATAACTGCTCTCCTCCTCTCCGCGTAGGGACAGGATTGGAAATTCCTTCTGGGCCAGCAGTAGCTTACCAACCTGTAGGATTCATTCATCCTCGCCAACTGCGGGGAAGCGAAACTAGTAATCAGGTAGGAATAAAACCAGAAGCCGATATTTCAGATGCCCTAACAGCGGAAGGACCGGGAGCGGTTTCGTTTGAACCATCACAACCGACGAGTGGGATGCAAGTACGCCGTCTTACTCCAGTGGAGTGTGAGAGGCTTCAGGGAATTCCCGATAATTGGACTAAACTAACTGAGAAGTCGGCAGATGGGCCACGATACAGAATGATTGGTAACTCGTTCGCGGTGCCTGTTGTGGCTTGGATAGGAAAGCGGATTCAAATGGTAGAGGACTTAACTAAAAAATGAAGATCATCCCTCTCACTAAGGGCTACTCCACAATGGTTGACGATGACCAGTATGAGCGTCTGTCCCAATATAAGTGGCACGTTCAGTTTTGCAAGAATCGCAAAGGTGAGATAAGTATTATTTATGCGGTAAGCACTCGGTATGACGAAAACAGGAAACTACAAACCGTCTATATGCACCGTGACATTATGGGGATCACGGAAAAGTCGATTAAAGTTGACCACGAAGATCACAATGGACTAAACAACTGCAGAGAAAATCTGCGAGTATGTGAGCATAGGGACAATATGCGCAACCGCCGCGTTCCAACAAGCAACACATCTGGATTCAAAGGGGTCACTTGGTATCCTAAAGATAGTAGGTGGTATGCTCAGATTCACTGTATGGGAAAGCATCATCATTTGGGAAGTTTTCCCGGCACAGAAGAGGGCAAATTGATGGCTGCAAAAGCATACGAGGAAGCGGCTAAAATCTTCCATGCGGAGTTTGCATGTTTTGATATTAGGGGTACGGCAATCGGAGAATGTAACGATGCAACGTAACGCTCAACTCAATAAACCGATATGTTTTTATTTCTCCAACCCATCTGTCTATGGCGGAACTGGAGAGATCATCCAAGGTATGCCTGAGCAGTACGCCGCTCCTGCTGGGTTCGAGAAAGTCGTTTGCCGCACAGCTATGGAAGCGGAGAAGTGGTCAGGTCGTATGCGCATTTGGGAGAAGACCAAGGAAGAAATTGCGCAGATGTACCAAAGGCAGCAGGAGGAAGTGCAATTCAAGGCTGTTCTAAGCGACATAGATAATAAGATCGCGAATGCAAGGAACGATTTCAATCGGGACTTCCTGATCCGCGCTAGGGCAAACGCGGTGAAGCGATACGAGGACAGGTTCGCGATGACGAGGGAGAGCTATCTTCATAGTGAAGCCTTCAGTGCCGATGACAAGTCAGTCAGGGAACCGAAGGTGCGGTTACCTAAGAAGCTGTTTGATGGCGGGGTGGGGGATTTGGTAGAGTAGAGGCGCAGGAGTAAAATAGAAGCCGGGAGAAGGACAATGAGCGAGAAGAAGATTGTAGTGCCGGAGGGTGGATTAAAGTTCGCGCTAGGACGAGTTGATTATGCGCTTGCGCATTCTGGGGTAGAGGAAGGAATCATCAAGCGGGCGTTGCACGATTTTGTTCGCTGGTTGGCGGATAATCCGATTGTGCCGACTGATGAGGAAGCGCGAGGAATCATTGAACCAGTGTTCGCCGATCCACCCTTCATCTACGGCAGACCTGGTGATGGTATGCCGGGATCAATCACTGTTACGAGAGAACAAATGAAGTGGCCAAGGCTGTCTAAAGAGCAGGAAGTATTTGCTGAATGGCAGCGGAGAATGTTCCTAGCGCCGGAGTTGGAGGTGAAACCAGCGAAGACCTTCACCGCAGAAGAGATCGAGCACGCTCTCCGTGAGTCGTACAAAGGTGGTGACTACGACGCGGACTGGGTGTGGAGGAAAATGCAAATCTACCTTGATGTAGCGCCCAAACCGGCAGTGCCGGAGGAGATCAAGGACTTGCTTCATCCTCTGCCCCTTGATGGTTCAGAAGCAGACCCATGGAAGCGCCCTCCCGCTGATATTACGAACCAGCGCATCATCGAAGCCTACCGTCGTGGTCAGAAAGCAGGAACCAAATGATTACGATCCACAAGAGTCCTACCGCCGACACCAGAACCTGCGACTTCGCTAATACTAGCAAGGAAACTCTGCTTGCAAGCAGCTACGAGCATATAGCGGACGTTCGTGAGGCCATCTTTTTCATGCAGGACAAACTACTGGAAGCTGCCGAAGTTCACGATCACGACAAGATCGGTGACATTGACGGTTTCCATCGTGATTTTGTGACTGGGTTCAAGCAGACTGAGTGGTGGGATAAGCATCGCAAGGTAAACCGCCATCATCTCCTGCAAGCGGACGGAGTTCCTGCCGATGTTAACCTGATAGACGTTCTGGATATGATTTGTGATTGCGTTATGGCTGGGATGGCGCGATCAGGAAGCGTATATCCGCTGGAGATAGATGACAAGGTTCTCCGCAAGGCATTCGATAACACAGTGGAACTACTTAAGGTCAATGTGCGGGTAGAAGGGTAAGTATGAAGCGCAAGGAAACTAAGTCTAAGTGTCCCGAAGGCTACCTACCTAACTGTGGCCAAGCTATCGACATGCTGGGGAAGAAAGAATTGTGGCGTATCTTTGAGTATCACGCGGAGCCGCACTTGACCAGATTGCCGCAGGACTTAGTAGACGACATTTATGGTACTCCTTGCGCCGCTCGGGTTCCGGACGAGTGGGGAAGATGTTTGTACTATAAAACGGTTTGAAAGGAAAACGATTATGGAAACGTATCAAATGGCTCCAGATGATTTATTATTTAAGGTTCGTGCGGAAGGTAAGGAATATCGTATCTATACTAATGGCAAAGTTGAAGGCTTTGGCAACGACGTGCAGATAGTCAATTACTTTCCATTTTATTGTAACGACGTTCGAAAATATGTAATATCCCATGTACGTGAATGTCCAGAATGTGCTAATGAGTGAGTGTGCGGAAGACCTGATGCGGGAAGGATGATATGAAAGAAAAGCTAGGCACTAAACCTATTTTCGAGGGTCAGTGGGCTAACCACTGTGGATGTTTCTACCCGTACTCGACGGTACTTGGGCGCGATACATTTGGTAATGGTCTTATGTACTGCGTGAATCACGGATTCTCGATCCTAAAAATTAGCTATCGTGGCCGGAACGCGAAGTTTTTTCCAAGGCCGAAAAGGACTAACCTTCGTCCTATTCCGACGATGGTTTGGCGCAGGAAAGAAGTGAAAAGGATGGAGCAATCCTGTGGAAGCGTATAGCGAACACTGGAGCGAAGCTGAGCTAGAGCACGCCGCCAAGTGCGCCAAGAGATTGCTTGGGCCTCCTAAGCCAGCACAGGGACAATATACGTATGCTCGTGCGGCGGAGGATTTGTGGCCGACCGAAATAGTAACAATAGACGCCGATGGCTACGCTACGAGATGGAGCGGATCGGGAACAGTTAGCGGGCTGATGATTGCCCCTTTGAGTAAAGGAAACTACGGATGGATTCAAACCAAGTAATACCGCCCATCCTGATGCAGCGCCAGTGCGACGGCGGTAGGGGAGACATGACGCCAGAAGAATTGGCAGAATGGACGGCAAAAAGGCTGTTGGGAGAAGGACGATATATCTGGGGATGCGGCACTCGATTTCAGTGGTGGTGGGGATCGAACGCGGTTTGCCCTACGTGTGGCATGACATACTTGTGCGATATTGAGGCGTTGAAACGGTATCGTCTACCGCAGATAGCCGTGTTCACCGATGGGGAACGACCATCCGCCGAATAAAAGACTAAGAACTGCGATCAGGCAGATGAGGGCGAACACCACACGGATGACGGTGTTTATTGGGGGCGGCGCAGGAATTAGCGAGAGAATCCACCAGATAACCCAAAGTACCAATCCAAGGATAATAAGCGAAATTAGCAAACCGATGAGTCCGGGCATAATGCACCTCGTTTGGTTAGGATGCTAATTTTTAGTGGGACGGATAAACAAATCTAGACGCGCAGGATATTTTGCTCTATACTCCCTTGAAGCAACGTGTTATCGTAAAACGTCCTATTAGGGGAAGTAGGGCGGCACCGGGAGAGAAAATGAGACTGCGCCTTGCCAGTAATGGGAGAATCCGCTAGCTATTTTAAGTCCCAGACTGAAACCTCAAGCTGGCAGGCTCCGCCTTTCTGGACATCTCCCGAAGAGCGATATGGGTGGGTCGAATCTCAAATTCAGGAATCTGAGGGATTTCTTGAGTCCCAAAAATGCTATAAGGATTTCCCTAGAAATCTTCGAGTATTTAATGGAATCTTCAACGACAATTGCAGATCAACTTTAGTTACAAATAATTTAAAGTACGACATTAGGAAATTCTGCGAGACTTTGGCGCAAGTTCGTGAAATAGCTGGGTTTGGAAGCGATAACCCGGCCTTTAAAAAAATGGCCGAGATGCTTACAAAAGTTTCAAAATGTGTTTATTTAGAATCCGACTTCCCCTTCCAAATCCTCAAAGTTCTCCAGTACGCCTCAGTCATGGGGATCGGCTACCTGTGGCCAAAGGTCAGAGCTACAGAATATGGGTACGGCGAAAGGAAGATGGAGTTTGACGCGCTAGGTCTCTTAGACGTTCTTCCTACGCAGATTCCTTCTCGCACCAACGACATTCAGGATGCCTATGCGGTTACGGTTTACGACTACATGCCTATCGCGGAGGCGCATGGAAGATTCCCGCTATTCCAGAATGAAATCCAGACCGTGGGGATGCGCCGTAACTATCAGACGCGGATGCAGGCGCAGCGCGTTGACTATGCCGAGAGAAACCGCTACGGAGACGTGGGCAGGACGTTTGGGAACCTGTACGCAGAGATTCGCTACACCTTTGTGCGGGATTTGCGAATCAACAACACAGGCTACGAACTTCCTATGGGCGACTTAGGAACGTCATGGTTCTACAAAGTTCCGTTTGTAGGTCAAAGAATCTTTGGCGGGATGAGGAATGGAGAACCGTTCGAGCGTCCTGCGGAGCCAGAGGATTGCCGGATATACCCAAATCTGCGCTTAATCATCACGTCAACAGGAATGGGAAAGCCTATGTACGATGGGCCAGCGTTCGACTGGGACCCCCGTATGCCTATCATCCAGTACACGGTGGATGATTGGGCGTGGGAACCGCTAGGACGGTCGATTGTTGGGGATGTAGCTTCTATCGAGCAGACGATCAGGAAGCATGAAAGGCTGATAGATCAGACTAACTCTGCAAGATTGAACCCCCCGATGGGCTACAACCACACGGAGACGGGTGGGCCGAAGATTGAGCACTTCGACATCTTCGAGCCGGATGTGCGTATTGGAGTAGATGGCAAGCCGAAGGACACTTTCCAGTCTATTCTTCCCGAAGAAGTGAAAGTGGAGTCCGCGAACTTTGAGTTCTTGAAGTATCTGAACGAAAAGGAAGGCAAGCAGCTTGGTCTTGAGGATTTGGGTAATCTCGGAAGCAACATGAAGTTACAGATAGCTTCCGACACTGCGGACAAGATGCTGGAGTCGATTGGGCCTGTCGGCAAAGGAATAGCGCAGCGCGTGGAGAAGGCTAATAAGTCAGTAGGTCAGAGGGTCAAGTACTTAATCTTGCAGTGGTTCGATACTCGTCGGGTGATGGAGTATGTTGGCCCGGAGAAGATGGCTCCAGAAGTATTCGATTACAAGCCAGACCAGCTTATTCCTAGCCACCTACCGGATGAGATGATCGGGGCAGGATTCCCCGAAACGGATTCGAAGTACACCCAGTTGGAGCGGGCGCGGTGGTTCGTCAAGCAGATTCGGCTGGTATCGGTGCCGAGTACGCTGTTGAAGGTGACGCAGATGCAACAGCAACTATTCTTGGTCCAACTCAAGAAGTTGGGAGCGCCAATATCGTGGTTAACGATTATGAAAGCCGCAGATGTGCCGAATCCTGAGCAGGAGATTGAAGAAAGCGGGAAGGAAACAGAGCAATTAGAGAAGATGAAGGTATTAGCGCAAGTCGATATTGCCATGTTTTTGAAAAAGTTGGGAATTGATCCTGCACAATTAGGGGGTGGCGATGCTGGAGGAAAAGGTGGGGGCGGAGGTAAGCCACATGCTGGTGGAAGACCCTCGTCGGGGCAGGCTGCACCCCGCGTGAAACAAAAAGGCAGCAAGGGTGGCGACCCCCGTTCGGTCGTGTCTGAGAGTGGATAAAGGAGAAGTATATGGCGGTTACAGTGAAAAAACAGAAGGATCATCTCTTGACGGAAGTTTCAATTGCGCTTCCGACAGACCTTAACTCTCTAGATACCCTTATGCGAACCTCTAAGGCCACAGGAAAGATCGTTGCTGTGTACAACCAAGGGGGTATGCTTGGAGTTAACATTGAGCAGAAGATGCACATCTCGGAGAAGGTTTCTGAGGAAGTGCGTAAAGCGGTGGGAGTAGGTACGAGGGAGCTAGATGTTAAATAGCGATTTCTGCTCCTGAGTGACCTCTGTGCGCTTCGCCTTCTGTGATCCAGCAATAATTTGAATGATACGCCTCCGCTCCTCTGGACTACTTCCGTTGGATTTCCATGTGTTGGCCCCATTTGAAATGACTGCAACATTTCCCTTGGTATAGCCGAGTTCCGGCACGATGCGATCAACGCTAGCCCAATGACGACGGTTGGGGCCAGCCTCATAGTCAAGGACGACGGACGGGAATATGGGGCAATGAGTGGGCAGTTCTCCAGTCGTGGGATCATTGAAGTCTTCGGCTGTAAGTTCGAACGGAACACCCTTTCTTAGTGCACTTTCCTTGCAAGCCTTAGCGTGTCGTTTACCCCAGCTAGACTTCCTTCTCTCACGCCTAGTTGCCTCAATCGAATCTTTGTTTCTTCCATACCATTCCGTTATGGTTTTTCTCATACAGATGTGACACTGGCTCGTATGCCCATCGTTGTGCAATAAGTTTATGGAGAAATTGCTCAAGGGCTGCGGATTGCCTTTGCATTTCGTACATACCTTAGTTTTCTCTGGCGCTCCATCCTTAACGGACTGCAAATAATCATCAAGCCACTTCCTATTTCTTGTCTCAATTCGATCCTTATTCTTCTCGCGCCATTCAGTAGTAGTTTTATGCCGCTTATCCTTGGTCTTTTCATAGTTCTGCTTATTGTACTTAGAGCAGCATTGTCTACAGTAAGCGTAATGACCATCACGCGCACGAAGATCATTATCAAATTCTGGGAGTGGTTTTGGAGCCTTACAATCGGCACAAATTTTCAATCTCGTACCGTCTGTTAGAACTTCATACCTTTGGTTCTGGCTAGGCATAAGCAAATAACACTCTTTGCAATACCGAGCCAATCCACCGTTTCTCCTGTTATCTATCCCGAAATTCTCTGGGGGCTGTAGTATTCCGAGCATGGCGCAATTGGGATGAGGACACATTTTTGGCTCAAGAATACGGGATTGGTTTTCTATCTTTCGCTTCGCTGCGTACTCGTTATTTACCTCTACTTGGCACTTCTTGCAGCGAGATTGATGCCCATCTTTAGTCTGGGGGTTTCGATAGAAACCATCCAGAGGGAAAGGCAGTTTGCAGCGAGTGCATACCTTCGTTTGGCTATTCAAAGGCGCAGGGTGTGCTATATTCTCGGTGTGGGGTGTCACGCAGGTCGTCTCCTGTGTTGGCTCTAGGCCGGACGTTAGAGCGTCCGACACCCCTTATTATAGCCTAATTGCGCAGGAATTGACGTAATATCCTGCGCATATTAACTATCTTTCACTTTTTTCTTGACAAAACAAAAGACTTGCCTCAATACTAGTAACTGAAATTCAACCGAGATGCTCGTACCCTGCGTCGTGCAGGATAATACTGAGGCTCCAGTACCGGAATATCCGGTGTGGGGCCATTTTTATTGGCTTCTCCCGGAATAACCCACAAGGAGAAACCTCATGGCACGTCACAAGAAGATCAGCAAGGTCGAGCACGTAGGTAAGAAGGGTCGCAAGAAGGGCGGCAAGAAGCGCCACAGCAAGAAGACCCACGTCAAGAAGTAGGTTTTGCTCGGCCCCTCTGCTCGGAAGAGTACGGGCCGACTTTCAATTAGCGCAGTAGCTGGAGAGTAAACGTGTCCGCTAGTCCAACGCCTGATCCGTCACAGCAACAACAATCTCCTCCACCGGATGCGGGCGGCGCAGCCTCTCCAGATGGAAGCGCACAGCCTTCTCCGTCGTCAGCCCCAGCTAACCCAATGCAAATGCTTCTCATGAAGTGGTACCAGACTGCAAAGCAGATGGCCGCGTCTGATCCTCGCATGGCATCAGGAATGGGCAAGGTAGCAGACGGGATTCAGGAAGCACAAACGGCTTTGGTAAGTCCTCAGCAGCCAAGTTCACCAGCACAGTCAGCGCAGTAGAACCAAAAAATTTGATCTCCGGGAGATAGACGAACATGACTATTCAAGAAGTGCTACTTCAATCCGGTTTTACGGCAGAAGAGATTGCCGCCCTCGATGCGAAGAAGTTGGCCGCGTTTGGTGGTGTACTGACATCCGCCGAGCAAAAGGAAGTGGCCGCGAAGGAAGCGGTTGCCAAGGCGGAAGCCGATCTAGCGGCAGCTAAGGCCGCGCAGGATGCTGCTGAGTTGGCGCAGCGTTCCAATAGAGAGTTCTACGACAAAGAAATTGTTCCATCGTTGGCTGGATGGGAAGAGAAAGAAAAGGCTCTGCAAACCGAGATCACCAATGCTAGGGCGCTTGCAGCTTTCTACGAAACACAGAATAAGGAAGCGAAGACGAATGGCTTTATTGCAGCCGACGCGCCTACCTTCACCGCTCCTGTTGCGGCAACTCCTGGGCGGGATGCGAATGGCAAGTTCGTAGCAGGCGCTCCGGGTGGGACGCCGGGTAGCCCAACCTTCAAGATGGAAGAGTTTGAAGATCGTCTCGGCAAAGGACTGGACAATTCAGTTTGGGCGCTACAGGAGTATCAGCGTTTGTCGGGTGGTCAGTTCCTTCCTGATTCGATCAGCACTCTCGCGCAGGAAGCAAGTGCGCAGAAACTTTCCTTCCGCGATTACGTTGCCCGCAAGTACGACTTCCCAACTAAGGCGGCTGCATTGGCGGCGAAGGCTGAGGAAGAGAAGAAGCAAGCATGGCTGGCTGAGGCAACAAAGCCCCTTCAGGAGCAACTCAAGCAGAAGGACAAGGACTGGCAGGCCAAACTCGACGAGAAGGCTAAGGCTATCTCTGAAGCGGGCGGAAACAACCCTGACGTGAAGCGTGCAGCAATCAGCAACTACTCAGAGGTTAAGAAGGCGCAGCAGGAAGGTACTCGTCCTGATCCGCTTTCGTTCAAGAATCAAGCAGAGCGTCATGCCGCTACACGGCAGCAGATTATTGCCGATGTGAATGCAAACGAGGAAGCAAAGCAGGGAGCAGCAGCGTAATGCTTTTTAGGACACGTCCAAATCGTCCCGAACTGGAAGCCACGAAGGTTCCCACGTCCCATGCACGCGAGTATTACCAAAAGAAGAAGCAAAAGCAACTGTCGAATGTGGTTGAAATCAAGAAAACTGCCTAGCAGTTGAGGAGAAATAATGCCAACCGTTAATCTACCCCAAGACCCACTATTTTCCGAAATCGACGCGAACAACCTCGAAAGTGTAAGGCGAGACGTAGTATTTAATCAACTTTTCGTCGATACCCCTTTCCAGGCGAAGCTACGCAGAGCGGGCGTGTGGGAAGACTTCCTCGGCGGCGCTGGCATGACGGAGGTGATCCAGTACGGTCGTGCGCAGGGTGCTGCGGTGAATCCCGGTCAGACGGTTACGCTGACTCGCCAGCAGATCGACACCAAGGTTAAGTTCTATCCGAAGTTGTATGTCTCTTGGTTCCCGATGGACGAGTGGGAGATGGACGACGGCTCAGGAACGGGTGGAGTAATTAACTCCGGCCCTGCAAAGATCGCGGACATCTACGGTCTCTACATGGAGAACATGGTGATGAACATCAACACCATGCTTGAAATGGACTCCTTCCGGCATGGGCAGTCGAACTCTTCGACGATCAGCGACAACCGCATCAAGTGCTCCAACGGGCTGGATGAGGCGTTGAATAACGGTATTGATCCTTCGCTCTACGGGAACCGCTACACGACTTACGGCGGACAGACGCGCAACGGGAACGTCGGCATCACTTGGAACTCGACGCCGACTTACCTTGGAACGTCCTCGGGCGGAACAGGACAGATTGACGTAGCTGCGTTGCAGCAGTTGTGGACGCAGATCACAACCTGCGGCGGCAAGCCTACACTGGGCATCACAAACGGCTTCGGCTTCAAGGCCATCGCCATCGCCCTTGATGCGCAGCGTCGTGACATCCAACTCAAGAA